GAAGTGGGTGCCATACCACTGTCTATTTGTGAAACTAAATCTTTATATAACGCAACTTTTTCTTTCCATTGTTCAACTTTTAACATCTCACCTTGTGTAGACGGGTTAGTTAAATTCAATGTAAAGTTATTTAAATCATCGTGGAAACCTAAAATATAAAGATGGATTATAGCTAATTTATTTAACTCCTGAATCATTGATTGTTGGATTCTGTTAATTGTTCTAGCAAAACGAATATCTAATAAAGCTAAATTTTTACCCTCCCCAGGTGAACTATCATCTGAAAAACCTAAAAACGCTTTTGGTACCCTTAATGCTGTTAACAATTTTTTCTGTACATATTCGATGTCAGCTATTTGGTCCAAATTACTAGCACCCGCCAAAGTATCTATTGGGTTAGGTGCGTTGGGGTCGCGTACTGGTACAAAGTAATCTTGGTCAACAGCTAACGTATTATAACGTAAATCTACTTGCCCAGATTTTTGATCAACTATTTGTTGTCTTTTAAATTTATTGGCCACTTTTTGTACATAAGCATCAACATCTTTATCATCTATGTTACCAACGTAAACTTTAAACACCCTTCTTTCAGGTGCTCTAACAACACGATAAACTAACATTGCATCTTCAGCCAATAACATTTGTTTCCAAACACGTCTAGCCTTTTCTAAAACTGAAGTACCATAAGGTAAACGTCTATCATCACCTAATAAACGGAAATGGGCAATTTCCCATGGATTAAAATCCATGTTTTTTTCACGCCAATGAAATACTACTTGTCTTTTTTTACTGGGTTCACCTTTTGTGTCACCATCTTTAAGATTACCTTCTTTAGTTGAGAATAAATTTTCTTCCTTACGTTCAATCTCAATATTAGTTAATTGAGAAGTACCTAAAATACCGTTTTCACGGTCTATTTTTAGGAAGACAAAATTATCACCGTATTTACAGGTATTTCTAGTCCACATCGGTAAGTTAGTTTGAATATCTATTACATTGTAGAATAAATCTTCTAAAACATTTTTAACCCGTTTAGAATTTGATTGTATTGTTAATATTTTACCCTGCTCACTCGGTGTACAAGATTCTTCAGCCATAATATCTAAAGCTGCAGAAATTTCTGGTGTAAATTCCATAGCCTCATAATCCATATAAGAGGCTATCCTAGAAGTTTCATAATAAACAGCTTTTTGATAAAGTTCATTATCAACCCTCTGCCATTGTGCTTCAAGATAATTTTGTTGTTGAAATTCTAATTTTTGTTTATCATAATCTTGTTTGGATTGTGTTGTAATCAAATCACCATCACCAAAACTATATTTAGGTGTTGTTTTTTGTATTTTTTGATTCTGTCCAAAAAGATAGTATAACTTTTGATATATTGTTAAATTTTTATTGTCAGCCATTTTTTAATTTATTTTATGTAAATATTTAATTTAAATTAAGTATTATAAATGTGAATACTTATACAACGTAATCACAAAAGACATATGCTAAATGATCGTTGTTTGGTAGTATGTTATAAACATATGTTACCACATTATCTATTTTATTATCACATTTAATTGTTTTTTGGTTTACATTACCAGTTTTTTGAAATGGTAATGGTTTCCAAGAATAGTAAACCGGTCCTGAACCACGTCTAACATTAGGTTTATTTGCCATTTATTATTTTTTTATTTTTTTCTTTATCTTTAAATCCTGTCATACCGAAAAAAAGCCAATTGTGATCGGAGTTAGCTAATTGTACTTGTTTGGATATATCTTTTTTTAGGTTATAATCAGAGACACTATTCAATTCATTAACACCTTCATTAGTTTGAGTTGAAACAACCCACGAATCTAACATGGCTTTAGCCTGACCTTTACTTTTTTCAAAATCCTTGAAGGATGTTTGAGAAACGTAACAACACATTGCTATAGACATCAATAAATCATCATGATAACCTTTCATATGGTCGGGTCTACCATTTTTAAAGACAAATGTATCCATTTCAGCTATAGCTCTAATAGAACGAACCTTAAAAGAATCTAATCTAACAGACTCTTCTAATTTAGTTACAATTGTATTTCTGTTTTTTTGAAAATTTAGACCAGGTAATTTACCATCTTTCATGTGTCTTTCTAGGTTCCCATTATTAACAACAGAATCGATACCTAAAACAACATCATAGTACATTTTTTTAGAAGAATAACCCAATTCAATCATTTTTAAAACTGAAGATACACCATAACCACCCGTAATATCGACAACAACAAAAGCTTCATATTTATTACCATATTCTACAGCTATCTCACCTAAAGTATCTGGTGCAATTTTACCATGATATTCAGCTACTTGGTAACCTGTGGTAAAATCCATAATACATATAGAAGCGAAATCATCCGCCGAACCTGAAGCTGCGTCAACAGAAAGGATATATTCATGACCTAATTGAGGGTTTTCCCATATCCACATATTACCGTCTAACCATTCAGTCCTAATAGGTTCTTTAACATTATTCTTCTTTTGATATTCAACATATTTTGAATTAATAACGTTATCACCTGAACCGTTAAACGCACATAATAACTCTTGTGCGATAGTTCTAGGGTTGTTGTTTAACTGACCACACATCATCTCAAACCAAGGTGCGGTTGGTTGCCAACCGTCATTCTCCAATTCTACAAAATGTGAATAATCCATATCCACTCTTTCCTCAATAACATCACCAGTATCATTTTTCTTTTGCCATACCATACCCTTATTGTAACGAGGATCTTGACACCATCTCATCTCAACAATGTTAAACGGGTTGTTTGTTTTTTCTTTGGTTTTGGCAGCCATATACGTTTTATAGTATAATGGGTCCATACCGTTAGGTGTACTAATAAGAATTGCCCCACCACCTGTTGATAATGCGGGTTGAGCTGCTGCGTAAACTTCTTCACCACCCTCAATATAAGCTGCCTCATCCATAACAAGTAATGTAGGTGTATAACCACGTAACGCATCCAAAGATGTTGCTACAGCTTTAACTTCGGAACCGTTTTTTAAACGATAGTGTTTGGCTGAATTTTTTTCAGAATCATACCAAGAGTCATCATTTGACCATACATTCATCCATGTTGGTATTTGTGAAGTGAAATCTTTAACCTTTTTAAGAAACTCAATTGCCGTCTCCTGTTTATTAGCTAAAATAAGAACCCTTTGTGGATTGTTTGGGTCGGCTAATGCTGTCATAACTGCGATATAGGCAGCAGTTGTTGTTGAAACCCCTGCTTGACGAGGTTTCATTACAATATTAAAACGGTGATTTTTATACGCCGTTATTAATTCTTTTTGTTTTGGGAATAGTTTAAATCTAACAAAACTTTTTTGTGTTTGGTCAAAGGTCTCAAGGTAATTTTCAATGGCATAAACTGGATCCTTCATGGACTTACCAATCTCCATTAATTTTTGTGCCTTGCTTTGTGGAATATTTGACATAAAATAACGTTCTTTGTATTATAAATATCGAGAACATTATTTAAATACTAATATGGGTTATATTGAGATAACTCTTGATATAGTTTTTCGTTAAATTCTTCTATTGTTTTATCACTATAACTCCAATCCGAAATAAATTCTTCTATATTACCAGTGTCTATTAAATCACTACGTACTCTACCGTAATCATTATCTAATAAGTCTGTAAGTAATTCAAAAACAGATCTTGGTAAATCATCCTCATGTTCCCAATACGCGTCAGCATATGCTATAACATCGTCTAATAAATAATCGTATTGAAATCGGTAGACATTTTGTTGTTCTTCTAAAGTATATTGAAAATCATAATTAGATAACTTTTTCTTATCAGTAATTACTTCCATAAAACCACCACCAAAAAAGTTTTCAAACAAAGAATCAACATAATTCTTAACATCTGACTTAACTTCTTTTTTAACAATATTAAAGAAAATTTCTTTGGATAATTTTTTAAGGTTAGTTAATGTGGGTGAATTTTCTATTAAGGTTTGAATATTATAATCTTCTAAATCGTATATATTTTCATCTGTAAGTGTAAAAGAAAAATTACCTTCATCATCATTAATTTTAACATCTAAGAAATCGAAATCATCGACCCAGTCAAGACTCAGTGTAATTTTTTGGTTCCTAAAATGTACCATTAAAAATTCTTTAATAATTTCAACTAAATCTTTATTTCCTATAATAAAATCAAAATAACTAATTGATTTCATCTCATCGTTAAGATAATATTCGGGATTTCTTGTATAATCATTAAAAGTTCTAAGGTCGTCAACAAAATTATTCTCAAGAGGACTTAATTTTTCTAAAATTAAATAATTTTTATTACCTTCTCTTTCTAAAATGGTGTTCACCTTCTTTTGGTTTAATCTTTCAAAAACATAACTTAAAACTTTTTCTTTTAAACCAGTTTCATCATCAATTGGAGCATCTTCGTAAGCCTTTATTAGGTATAATGGATTTAGTGATGAATTTTTTTCTAAAAAACTTTTATATAATAAATAAAAATTACCTTTAAAAAAAGAATTTAATAAAACTTCTGTATTAATTTTTTCTATCAATTCAACCGATTCACCGGTAATTTCATAAATATAATTTTTAAATGA